CCGGTGTTTACGTTCGTATGGCGGCCGCCGACCCCTCCAGCACTATCAAGTCCCCGCCCACCGGCAGTGACCTGATGAATGCTCTGGTCTATGAAATGCGTGCCACAAATACCGGATCACTACTGGCACCCAGTAGTCTGGTTAAGGCCGCCTTTTACCGTCATTTGCACTGGTCAATGCCCAAGCTTGTCTGGTTTGCCAACATTGGTGCCTCCGTGCCAGCTTCCGCCTTTCAGCACGTCATTGAGGCTTCCAATGACACTTTTGTCTCTGAGGGCGTTTACAGTGATGTTACTCCTGACTATTCCAGACCCGAAGCTACTCCCCCACATGACAACCTGGTTGAAGAATTTCACCCCTTCGCCAAAGAGGATCGGGAGGCCTCAACACGCTACGGTCAAACCGACCAATTTAAGGATGGTGCGTTTGTCAATCCAGCGGTGCATAAGCGAAATGATACCCCTACCTATCGGTTGAGTGTTGAAAAGCGCCTGAAGACAGCCACCCGCGCTCAAAATCTCAAAGCTATGTTGGACAATCCCAGAAAGGACATGTGCGATGAGTACGACCGTCTTGTTCCCACGCCACCCCATTGGACAGAGCAGAACTTTGATGGCTACATCGATCTCGCGATTGATGAGTACCTTTCCAAACGCACTGCTCGTGCTGTGCTTGAGAAGCTTCGGCAGCATGACCCGGATAGGAGCCCCTCCAACATCAAAATCTCGTTAAAGAACCAGGTCATCAAGAAGGCCGAGAAGATGTACAAAAAGGAGGCGCTTCCAGGCCAACTAATTCACGAGTACGATATTATCCAGACACTCCTTGATTCTTCGTATGCTCTCTGGCTCGAGAACCACTTGCCTGACGCCTTTCCCGAGAATTTCTTATTCTATCGCAGAATGGATCCGGACCAATTCATCACAGCTTACTCCAAGCGCTGGCGTGTTGACAATGGGGCCTACGGCTCCGATGTCACTCGCTGGGACGTTGGTTGCGACGCAGCGATGGTTAATTTTGATGTCCACGTCATGCGTTCCCTCCACTTTCCCAAGTGGTATGTTGACGCTTACATTGAACGCCGCCTGTCTAGTTTTTCCCAGCATGGACCTATGCGTACTATGCAGAATTCCGGAGATCGCTACACTTGGATTCTCAACTCGATCCGTCGGGCAGTTGTCACCTCTCTCGTCTGTTCAATTCAGCCTGAAGACACCACCGCCATTAATGGAGATGACGCCGCCGTGGACCGCTACTGCACCGCATTACCATTTCTACGCTCTCCATGGGCTTTCAAGGACGAGAATGCTAGGCGGGTCGAGTTCAGCGGCTTCTTGCTTGGTGGTACCACACCCACTTATAGCGCCCACGGTTTGTGGTACCGGACTGCCATTCTGAAGTCCCGCGACCCCTCCGCCCAGGAGAAGTGGGAGTCCTATCTTGGCCTACTTCGACATGCGAATCTCGATTCTCCTTACGCTCTGGCCGTCGCTCGTGACGCACAGCGTTTCATGAGCTATGACTCTTTCTGGCACCATTTGCCCAAACCACTCCATTCCTACTTCATCAATCTCCGGCAGGTTTCTTTCCAGGTCTCTACTACTTCTCTTTACTCTACACTCCGTCACTTCTTCTCCTCCCTTAACTTAACTATTACTACGACCTGAATTTATTTTTCCCTGCCCGTCCGAAGACAT